CTCCACCGGAAATCCGGGAAAAGACCCTAGTTAGAACCAGGGTCCAAGATCGTACCACTGCTGAACCAGGCTTTTCGCTAACCTTAACCTCAACAGACCTTTTATCTCGACAGAGTTATATCGAGAAGATCGGTTCGGTCGAGGTGAGTAAGCGAACGCTTTTAGCCAGGTACGGCTAACCTTCTGAGGCAACGTTAAGTCGCCCCGGAAGAGTCGACGCTCTAATCCGAGATCCTCGATGGATTGAGAATTCCGTCTTAGAACCCATAGGGAGTTAAGTAAAAATCCCATAGTGTCATCCTGACGAGTATAACTCGCTTCCACCAGGTTGGGGACTCGATATCCTTCGATACCGAACTTGGCCCGGCTAGGGGTGGACTCATCAAAGTTAGAGATGAATCCACCGTCTCCCAAAGTCTCTGGAATCCGAAGGCGCAAGCCGACGGGAACAGAAGCAACGAGAGATTCAAATACGGAACGTAGACGAGCATCACAGCCGTAACGACTATTCCGGCGATGAGCAAGTCTACGAACTGCATTTGCTAGGCGATAAATTGCAGGAACGGATGATACTCTACCTTTAAGGTAGATGGGGGTAACGTCGACCCCAGAGAAGAAGTGAGAGCCACAGCTTTCTCTAAACGGGGAGTCGAAAAAACTCTTCTTCCCGTTAATGACAAAGCCGTAGAATCGCATCATCTCTGAGAATAACTCATAGCACGCGCTTGGCAACACGACATCATCGCCGTACGCGTTCACCTCAGTTGTTGAGAGGTGCAAGTATTCGGCGCAGCAAAATGCCACTGCGTAGAATATTAAAGACTCAAGCTGGAAAGTGAATCCGTTCCCCATACTGGAGAACTTATTCCATTTTCTGACTTGAGCGCTATGAGTGCCGTAGTGGGATCGACATGCATCCATCAGGTGGAACCACCGAGGAGGAAGCAATTCCTCCACGACAGCACATGAGATGGAATCGCTAGCAGAAGAGAGGTCCACCGTTGCAAGTCGGTTTGTCAAACTACCGATATGCGCGAGCTTCTGGTTTCTCGACTGATAACGCAAATCGACTCCACACCGTCGGAGACGACGACCAATCATTTCGCCAATGGACTTTTGGAACCAAAGATTGATTCCAGGTTCAATAGCGATAACTCGATTAGTTGTCGAATCCTTCGGTACAGTGACCACCTTGTTACCCACCTGAAAGGCTGGGAAGCCATTCAGGGGCAGTTGGGAAGCCCAGAGAGGATAGTATCCCTCAAGGAGCTCCCATGGGACAAGGTTGTACAGATCACGCGTAATTCCAACTTCAAGTTGGAACTTCTTCACTGGACTGGCGTCCCTACGTTTTATCAACGTAGAGGCACCAGGACCCCAGTCAGGAGAAGAGAAGAACTCGTCTGCGGAAAAGTCGCCAAGGAGTCTTTCAATTTTTCGAATGACTGCGGAATGCAGCCAGACGGCACGACCGGCGTAAAGCGGGTCGCGCGAAAGGTCCTGAAAGCGGCGATTCGTTTGCCCACACAGAAGCTCGAATTTCTCGAATTTCTGCATCGCAACGTCGTCCAAGTCATAGGGCAAGGAAAGATCCTTGTACTTTGACAAGAACTTCGAAGCGGCATAGGCATCCCGTACATCTACTACAGAATTGTAGTGGATGGGATCGAACGAGAGGTTAGCCAATTGTTCGTGCTCTTGGTTTTTAAACAAGAGCCAAACAGTCAGCGCTCTAGGACAATCCAGGGAAGACAAGTACTTCTGTATCACCTTGGAAGTAACTGCCAAGGGAACGCGGAACGACCTCACTCCTTTAAGGAAGTGAGAACCATGCTTTTCAAAAGACATGTGGATCTCCAGAGTGGCTTGTGATATGACATTTCTGTCACACCACATCAGGTTTCAATGGAACCTAGAAAACTGGTTCAAAGTCCTCGACAGCAACAATCAATGGGGTGTTAGACCCATCGGTTGGGCTGCCGTCGGACGCGTTGATAGTGATGTGGAAGAGCGAACCGACCAGGCGGAGAAGAGCTTTCCGCTCCGCTTGGGTAGAACGCTCCGGCAGAAGCCACTCCATGACACACTGACAGCTGTACGCCTTCGTCGGAGCCGGCTGAATGCCGGACGCCGTTGACGGACTAGTCTGCTCGAGTGTCGGGACATCCAGCTTCGCGGTCACTTTGTAGACTCTGCTTGCCTTGGTAGGCTCGCGGACCGACAAAGTGAACGTCGGGTAACCAACCGGGATTCCTCCCGTTTTCATTACCCACTTGGCAACGCCTGGCTGGTTCGGAACGAACCCGTAGGCGGTGAAGACGTTATCCACCCCGATCGTAGCCGACGATGTTAAAACCGCCGGTGTAAGATCAAGGATGGACGACAGTCTCAAAGGGGCCTGTGCGGCCATTTTGATGCTCCAATTAAATTGCGAGCGGCACGGTTCTCTTACCGGAACACAGCCTTTACTAGCGCTAGGGCATTAAGTGCATGCGTCAGAGACAGTGGGTTCTTAAAAGTAGGGAAGCTGGCGACCGGAAACGACGAAAGTCGAGTCCGATCGAAAACTACCTGCTCAGAAGAATACTGCCCTGCCGTTTGCAAATTTTGTCCAGGCGCCGTAGGGCCGATAGGACCGGCAAAACGTACCAGGTATTCCGAACGACGTTTTGTAAACAGAACTTGGTAACCCTCGAGAAACACGAGGCCATGATAACTCGAAAGAGTTTCAAGCCACGGGCCAATCGGGAGGAACCAATCTGCAACGAACGAGAACGGAATAGTTTCCCAGAGGAGATTCACTGGGTTTGTAAAGCCTGACTGTGCAAGGAAAGCCAGAAGATGGTTGTCGACCGTAAACCGCACGCCAAACTTACATCGAGATGTCGTCTGGGATCTACTCCAGCCCGACACCTTGTCTGGGTTTTGCGGAAGTCTAAGGTCTTCAACGTCCCACCTGGTCGTCCGTGCACTTGCTGTCACCTGTCTAATCGAAGCATCCGCAAGGTTTAGCCTCGCGACTGCCTCCATCGCCCCGTGAAGATCTTGGAGGAGTGGCTTCCAGCCATACTGCATCTGCAGCCAATTTTCAGCGGCTGTATTTGAAGTAGAGACCGGAAGCTTACCCTTCTTAGATCTGCCACGAGGTGGTGAAGAGCCCCAAATAAGCTTGACGGCCCCTGGAATGTTTCCATTCTTCAGGGCCACACCGGCTTTGGCAATACGTGTAGCGGTAGAAGTAATCAACCGCACTGTTTGCCTAATTTGGACAACGTCCTGAGCGATATTACCTTCAATACCGGACTCAAGGCGTTCGATCAATTTCTTGACCGCCTTCGATTGTGCACGGCTGTCATGGCCGAGCGAGACAGGGGGTGTATAGCGCAACAAAAAGGAAGCGTATTGATTGAAGTAGATTCCCGTTGAAGGGATATCAAACATCTCAATCAACCCAGCGTCCTGAATGTCCAGGATCATCACACTGTGCGGATTAACCGGACGATGTGACTTCTTAACTGAGCCAAACCCTGGGGTACGAACCCCAGACCAGGTACGAGTATAAGCAGTTTCCTCGGAGACAGATGGAGAGATGAAATACCCTCCATTGTTGCCTTCGGTGAAGACCTGCCTAAACTTTTTCCCGATCTCTGGATTTGGACGCAGCGAAGACGATCTTGGGAAAGCGCCACGAACCCCGGGGGGATATGATATCTTACCCCGGACACTACGGCGTCCGTTACGGACAGCCGCAGCGTAGTCCTGAGGAGGGACACCAGGAGGTCCACCTTTTGGGTAGATCCACTGGACCCTACGACCGGACCGATACACACGCCCACTTTGTACCTTGATGAAGGAGATCCACGCCTTAGTTGGACGCGACGAGAACTTCGAGAGCGGCACCTCTGAAAAATCCCCGAACCCTGTTTGCACAGGGCGAAGGGAAGACTCAAAGGTGATACTCCCGTTGGACCCGTATACGTACAGCTGGACGTATTCTCCATCAGAAAGTACGGTGGACGAGGGTACCGCGCCATTCAACAAAATGGCATACGACGGATTTGCATCAAGAAATGGCGATTGGTACATCCTCGAGTCCTTTTAGAAACTCGAGGAGCCGCCAGAGCTCGACGCTGTCGAGTCCTAACCACGCCCCAAGGAGGCTCAAAATGACCACAACTAGCAGGGCATCCGAGAACCCTCTCCCCTTTCGGGTTAGAGGGAACCCGGGACCCTGTTTCATTGTGGACACTAAGAATCTCCCTGTGACACGGTTAGAACAGGAGATCATAATGATCTCCGTTAAACCTTCCCGGCCAAAGAAAGCTTCAAAGAGGTACTGATGACGTTCCAAAGTGCACGCCGATCCTCGGGGTCCGTTAGGACCTCATGGATAGGCGCAGTCCGCGGTTGGTAATCTGGGGATCGTCCGACGAAGAAAACATTATCGATCGTATCGTAAGACCCCAATAAAGGGATCCGCCGGTACGCCCGAACAATGTCTCCAACGACGTATATATCCTCAGAGCCAGTCACGGAAAAGGTCATTCGAAAACGACCATGCGCTTTAGACTTAGTCATCAAGCCTCCAAAGAAGCTGAAATGGAC